CAGGAGGCCCGCAAGGCCTTTTACGAGGAAACGGTCCTGCCGCTCCTCGACAGCATACGCGACGACCTCAACAGGTGGCTCCCTCCGTGCTTCGGGGACGTCGTCATCGACTACGACCGGGACGACATCGAGGCGCTCAAGGAGGACCGCGACGCCCTGTGGAAGCGCGCCATCGAGGGCGTTCGAAACGGCATCATCACCATCAACGACGCGCGGGGCATGCTCAATCTGGAGACCGTCCCCGAGGCGGAGGCCGACCAGCTGCTTATCCCCTTCAACATGATGCCGCTCTCGCAGAGCACCGGGAAGGACCCGGCAAAGGCCAGGGACCCTGCGATTGAGCGCAAGTCCCGCGACCGGTCGTGGCTCCTCCAGAGCGTCCTGCGCAAGCAGGCGTGGTGGCCGGTGTGGGCCAAGGCGGCCAGGGAGGAGTTCGCGAGGGAGAAAAAGGCGGTGGCAGAGGCGCTGGAGCGGCTCGACACGCCGGACAACGCGGCCATGGCGCTGGACATGGCGCTCGAGGCGCAGCAGGCGTCGTGGCTTGCCATGTACCTGCGCCTCTACCGGGGCATCGCCGACGAGTTCGCGGGGCCGGTGCTCGACCTGCTCAAGGCGGGGCCGCGCCCCGAGGCCAAGGGACTCGACTGGAGCGAGGAGTACCTCTCCTTCATCGAGCGCACGGCGCTCTCACGGATCCGCGACATCTCGGCCACCACCAAGGCGCTCGTGCTCAGGGAGATGGACCTCGGCATGGCCGCCGGGGAGAACATGTACCAGATTGCCCAGCGCGTGTCGTCCAAGTACGACGACTTTTCCGAGTACCGGGCCATGACCGCCGCCAGGACCGAGGTCAACGCGGCGGCCAACTACGGCTCGCAGCTCGCGGCGGAGTCCACCGGCCTTCCGCTCGTGAAGCGCTGGCTCTCCTACGTGGACGACCGGACCCGCGGCGGGGAGGACGGCTGCGACCACATATCTGCGGACGGCCAGGAGCGGGAGCTGCACCAGCCCTACGACGTGTCCGGCGAGCAGCTCATGTTCCCCGGGGACACGTCGCTCGGAGCAAGCGCGGGCAACATCGTCAACTGCCGGTGCACCGAGACATACGAGGTGATGGGATAATGGAATTCAAGTCTTTCAGGCTCAAGAGGTCGCAGGTGCACGAGGACGGCACCTTCGAGGGCTACCTGTCGACGTTCGGCAACATCGACAGCTACGGCGACGTGATACGCCAGGGCGCGTTCAAGAAGACGCTCTCCGAGCGGGAGTCCTTCCCGCTCCTCTGGCAGCACGACACGTGCGAGCCCATCGGGGTCTTCGACGAGCTGCGCGAGGACGACTACGGGCTGTTCGTCCACGGCGTGCTCAACCAGGACACCCAGCGGGGCAGGGAGGCCTACGCGCTCCTCAGGCAGGGCGCGCTCGACGGGCTTTCCATCGGGTTCTCCACGGTCAAGGACTCGTGGGACGGCGACGTGCGCAACATCCAGGAGGTCCGCCTCTGGGAAGGGTCGCTCGTGACGTTTCCCGCCAACGACCTGGCGCGGGTGACATCCGTGCGCTCGCGCCAGGACTTCGAGCTCGCGCTCAACGCCATCGTGAACACGAGGGCGAAAGACATCACGCATGACGCTCATCGCCCGCTCATCAAACGGGCGGTTGAAACGCTATCGGCACTCTTGCAGGAGGAGCCGCCGGAAGGCACTCCCCCGGGCGCGCAGGAGCCGCCTAAGGAGGACCTGGGCACGCTGCTCAGGGACATACGAACCATGAGAGGTGAATCACATGGCAACTGAGGCACAGGAGATCATGGCCGAGGTCAAGGCTATGCGCGCCGAATCGGAGGAGCGCGCCAAGGACCTCGCCGTGAAGCATGAGGGAAGGTACACCGAGCTCACGGGGCGCATCGACGCCCTGGAGACCCGGATGAAGCGTCCCGGCCAGGGGGACCGGACCGAGGACGAGCGCAAGGCGGAGGCTAAGAAGGCGTTCTTCGCGTACCTGCGCAAGGGATTCGACAGCATGGCGCCCGAGGAGCGCAAGGCGCTCGTCCAGGGGACGGAAGGGAACTACATCGTCCCCGAGGACCTGGAGGCCGAGATCTACCGCGAGCTCCCCTCCATCGCCAACATCCGCGCGCTCTGCCGGACCATGCAGACCAACTCGGACAGGATCCGCAAGATAGCGATGACCGAGGTCGACGTGGGATGGGGCGTGCTTGAGCGGGGTGCCTCCCTGACGGAGTCCACCATCGTCCCGTCGCAGTCGTACGACTACGTCGAGGACTGCGTGGGCCTCACCAAGATAGGCGAGGACCAGCTCGCGGACACCAACGTCAACCTGCAGGCCTACATCGCGTCGTCCTTCGCGGAGGCGTTCGCCGAGGCCGAGGAGGAGGCGTTCATCGCGGGGGCGGGCCACGACTCCAACGAGCCGGAGGGCATCCTCACCAACGCCAGCATCACGCGCGTCACGTGCGACGCGGTGGGCAATCCCACGCTCGACGACCTCATCGACGCGGTGTACGCGCTTCCCGCGAAGTACCACAAGAACGCGACGTTCGTCATGAACACCACGACCGCGAAGGTCATCCGCAAGCTCAAGGACGAGTACGACCAGTACATCTGGCAGCCCAACGCGCAGGCGGGGCAGCCCGCGATGCTCCTGGGATACCCCGTCGTCATGCAGAACGACGTGCCGGAGATCCAGACGTCGGGAACGGAGGGCGACATCGTCATCTTCGGGGACTTCCGCAAGGGCTACCGCATCATCGACCGCCAGGGCATGGAGCTCCGGAGGCTCAACGAGCTGTACGCGGAGAGCGGGCTCGTGGGATTCAGGGCCATCCGACGCGTGGGCGGGTCCGTCGTGCGGACCGGGGCGTTCCGCGTCCTGGAGACCAAGGATTGAGGTGATGAAGAATGGGTAACATTGTCCGAAAGTACGAGCCCTCCTCGTCCGTCCTGGGCGACGAGGTGCTCTCCGTGAACGGGCGCATCGACATCGAGGACGGCGGCGAGTTCGTCATCAAGGAAGGCGGAAAGATTACCATCGACGCGCAGGGCGTTGTCGACTTCGACACCGAAGCCCTGCTCACCATCAAGAGCTATGCGCTGGAAGACGGCGACACGCTCACCGTCGAGGCAGGGGCGACGCTTGACATCGAAGGGGACCTCACCATCCCCGGCGCTGCCGCGGTGGAGTCCGGAGGGGAGCTCGCCATCGAGGACGGGGGCAAGGCCGCCGTGGAGCTCGGGGGCGAACTCGACATCGAGGAGGGCGGCGCGCTCAAGTACCACGGGCGCACCATGCAGCCGACCATGATGAAGTTCTCCTACTCCTTTGCCGCTGACGGCGGGGAGATAGGCACCATCAATCTCGGAGGGGACATCCCGTCCGGCGCGGTCATCACGGGCGGAATGCTCGTAGTCACCGATGCTATCACCAGCGATGGTGCAGCGACCATAGCACTCCACGCCAAGACGGCGGACGACATCCTCGCCGCAGCGGTGCTCGGGACGAACGGGACCGCAGGGCTGCACGACACCGTGCCGGACTTCACGGCATCAAACGCCATCCTGCTCGACGCGGAAAAGGATGTCGTGCTCACCATCGGGGAAGCTGCGCTTACCGCGGGGGCGTTCGACCTCTACCTCGAGGTACTCCTGTGAAGGTGAGGGCGCTCCACACCATGGTGACCGGCGAGGGGGTAGTACCCTCCGGGACGGTGTTTGACACCACCCCGCAGCGCGCCCGGGAATGGTCGCGCTCCGGCTTCGTGGCGGAACTGAAGGTCGAGGAACCGAAGGAGGTCAAGGATGGCAAGCGTGCTCGTGGCAGGGCCGGCGCTCGAGCCGGTGTCGCTCACGGAGGCAAAGCTGCACCTGCGGGTCGACGGAAACGATGAGAACACGCTGGTGACAGCGCTCATCGCCGCCGCCAGGCAGGCAGCCGAAGCCCATACCCGCCGGGTGTTTGTCACCCAGACGTGGCGCTACACGTGCGACCGGCTCGGAAGCGCGTTCACGCTTCCCTGGCAGCCCGTGCAGTCCGTGGACGAGGTGGCCGTGGACGGGACCGTGATACCGGAGGCCAGCTACGAGCTCGACGCTGCCACCGGACGGCTTCGGCCGCTCGTGCCCTACGAGGCCAGGGCCATCGGCGGCGTGGCCGTGGAGTACACGGCCGGCTACGGCGACACGGCGGCGGACGTTCCCGCGCCCCTGCGCCAGGCCATGCTGCTCATGATCGGGCACTGGTACGAGCACCGCGAGGCCGTGATTACCGGC